TATTAGCATCTACTGTACTTTTGTTTTGAACACCATTGTCACCGTGAGTTACAGAAACTTTCTTTAGTGTGATAGCTTCCATCATAGCATCTTCTGCATCACGGTCAGCTTCCATATCTTTTGTAAATTCTTCACCATCTTCTTCTGCTTCATCATCAAACTCAGCATCAGATTCATCATCACCCATATCGTCACCGCCCATGATTTCTTCAAACTCAGCCATTAGCTGGTCTAATTTATCTTCTAGGTCAACAACACGGTCTTCTAAACCTTCTTCGCCACCTTCTTCATCGTCCATATCAATGTCAACAGTTTCTTCACCGTCATCATCCATATCAGCGATATCAAATTCTTCATCTTCTGACATACCAGATTCTTCAACACCAATTTCGTCTAGTAAATCTTGTACTGGGCCAGATGGGTTATTGCTCATCATTTGATCTTCGTCCATCATGTTCTCATAGATTTCGCGGCTTTTCTCAACTACGATATCGTGAAATAATGCACGGGCTTGTTCTTCGTTCTCATTAATAATCAAATCAATAAGTTGTTCAAATTTTTTATTATCCATTGAATGTTCTCCTAAGTAAATGGCTTTGTAGAATTATTTAGTGTGTATATGGCAAAACAGCACAATAAGTGCTGTTTTTTTACGTTTTTGCCTAGAATAAGCAATTTTTATAAGTTTATTAACTTATAGTTGAGGTTGATCAGGTTTTGGCTGACTATATTGTGCGTTAATCTTTTTAAGATAGTTTGCCTTTTCGTAATTTCTAACATCATTCATCTTACGTAATTTACGAATTTGACGTAATGTTAATTTAGTTTTACGACTTTCACGCCATTGTGGTCTGCTGTTATCAGACTCAACATCTTGATAACCCTCAATAGCAGGAGTAAACATTTCAAACAATTTCATAAATCTATTTATCTTAAATCTGGCCAGGTGCACCGCCTGGTGTATTGCCTGCCATGCCAGTAGCGTCATTACCAACTGGGCCGGCTACTTCCATACCATCTAATCCACCTTCTGGTTCAGGAGCATTCATATCTTCGCCGGTCTGTGTATCACTTTCAATATCACCCACTGATACACCAATACTACGTAAATCATTACCTTGTGGCTCAATCTCAATCTCTTTATCATTTTCTTCACGCCACATTTTTTCGTTTTTACTGATTTCTTCTTCAGTTAATCCTAAGAATCGTTCCATAGCAAAACGCTTACTTATGTATGGATACTGTTCAATGGCAGTAAATGAACCAATACGTGCTGTATCTAATTCACTTTGACGATACGCCGCAAAGTTTTGTGGTGGATTAAACTGTAATTGAAATAAACCACTATCAATATTCAGTCCTCTCCAACGTAAGAATAATTTAAATTCTTCATCTAATTTTTGGCTAATATACTTTTGTAGTCGTTCACAATATTGGTTAAAACGGAACTCTTGTATCATCGCTGTACCAACTCGTCCATCACTCATTGGAGTAGGATTATCGTCTGGTCCAGTTGGAAGATAGCTACTTGGCACACGTAAACCACGTGCTAATCTGTTGTTAAAGTAACGCAAGTCATCAATTTCACCCAAATTCTGTCCACCGGGTAACACTTCAACACTTGATCCTCTTCCGTCAGCAGTAACTGGGAAGAAGTAATCTTCATTCATACTTAATGGGTTATAGCTAGCATCAACTACACTACCACCACCATGTGTACTTGGAATACGTCTTTGATGAATCTCATTCTTAATACGCTCAACAAAAGCCATAGCCAAATGACTTGGCATATTACCAACGTCAATCTTAAACATTCTACGTTCCGGAGCACGTTGTACACGATAGATAAGAACCGCATCTTCTAGTAATTCTTTTTGTTTATATACCTTAAAGACATTCTCTAAAATACTTTGACCAAAGGGCCAGAAGCGGTCTAATCCTTCTGTCAAGCTTAGATGGACAACGTGTTTAGCATCGATGGCTGCTTCACTTTGTCCTAATGTAAAACGACTACCCGATGTGTTGTAGGGCATTGCTGGGACTGTATAGCCACCACCTGCTCCACCTCCACCTGTACCGCCCATACCAGTTGCTGGATTAGCGGCAAAGTCTGTATTAGTTTTAGTAGCTACCGACAAGTTCTGTAAGTTAATGTTAATATCTTTAATAACATATTGCTCAGGCTTTTTACCTTCGCTTTCGTTAACAATAACTTTAATAACTTTAGTCATATCTACCCAATATAACTTAAAGTTTTCCGGGTCACGTACAAATACCTGATCACCAAACTTAATTGTATTACGGAAGATTTTAAATGTTCTAGTTTCAAATTCGTTTAATTTACACCATTGTTGTAATTGAGTTTTTAGTAATTCAACTTCATGTTGTGTTGGTTCATCTTTGAAATCCAAGTCAAAGGGAGTTTTATTATGTTCATTTGTTTGTGTACTGAATTCTGATATAATGTCTAAACAAGCATTAATTTCAGCATCAACATCCATCATTTCATATTGGTTATAGCGTTCAATACGATTTGGGTGACCTGTATATACTTCTGGTAGACGGCTACGATAGTTTTTATAGCCCATTTCAGCGTTATTATAACCACCGGTATCACTACCGTTTTGTCCTGGACTACCGTTCCAAGCACCGGTATTATTATTGAATCCAGAGATGGGACTGGACATTCCAGATTTGTTAGAGAAGCGTTTTTTGTAGGTCATAGTAGATATTTTATCTAGTATTTAGTGTTAAACCATTGAATTGTTTAATAATCTAGATTGAATTTCTGTGCTTCGTTCCATGACATTTATCATTTGATCAAATTTATCTGACATAATGCTATGTAAAGATTTTAATGTATTAACCGATTCATTAACAGCTGTGGGCATTGTGGTTGTGGATGTTGCACCTGCTATACTACTTTTAGTGACCGAGTTTAGGGCAGTTTTATATGCCTCAAACTCTGCTTTAGGCATAGCAATTTCTTCACCGTGCATCATAACAGGATATCCAGACTCCGGGCCGTCAAATGCTCCACCAAATCTAGCTTTTTCAATATGAGGAGGATCATCGGCTAATCGTTTAAAACCATAAGCCGCTAGTAATCCTGCTTTATCTAATGCTTCTACATCACTCCTATTTAAATCTAAAGCCTTACCAACTTCATGTTTACTTGTACCGGGGTACGCTACTGGATTACCATTAGGAAGGAACCCCGGTGTTTTATTTGCAACTGTTCTATTCCATAAGTCTTGTTGATCTTCCGGGGTTCTGCCTGCGCCGGTTATAGTAACTGATCTTTTGGTAATACGACCAAAATCAGCAATCATCTTTAAAAACATGTCTTGTGTATCACCAGTTAACATATCAAATTTTTCTTTATTACCGTAACGGTCACCTTGAAACTTAATAAAGTTAAACGGATCAACAGTTGATGGACCGCCTGATGGACCATCTGATGGTATTGGGGTTGGGGTTGGGGTTGGTTGGTTCTTTGATTTTTGGGCTTCTGAGGCAGCTTTACGTGCTTGTTGTGCTTCTCTAAGTTTAGAACTATCTTCTATCTTTCTAGCTTGCTCAACTCTAGACTTAGCTTGTTCAACATCTTCTTTTGCGTCTTTAGCTTCTTGACTACCGGGTTTAGCATTTTTAAGTCGAGCTTCCGCCTCTTTTTGTGTTTCCTCTGCTGTTTTTGTTTGTTGTCCGGCTACTGTACTATTTGGTAAATTTTGTGCATTTTTTAATTTTAATATTCTTTTAATTTCTTCAATTGCTTTATTTACGCCGGCTGTAAAATTTGCTACTGCGTCTGCCGCATGCGGTAATAATGCGTTAGCTAACTGTAGTGCCGAATTAGCTAATGTATCCATTTCTTTTGACGCTTTTGCTACATCTTTTGATAATGGATCTATGCCTGTTGCTTTACCTTCTGCATCTTTCTGTATTTGAGCTTCTTGCAGTTTTTGTGCATCTACCATAGACCTGCCACCAAATTTATTTTCCACGTCTTTTGTAAATGCACGGGACATGATGCCTTCTCCAGGATTTACAAATAATGCTGTTTTACCAAGCTTGTCGTTATAGTCTTTAGCATTTCTGGCCAGCATCTGATTTCCTTCAGTAAACAGTCTAGGTAAATCTTCTTTACTAGCTGTCTTTAAAGTCTGAAGAAATAATCTCAATTCGGGAAATGCCATATCTGTTTGACCGGCAGCGTCTGAAGTAATAGCACCCGATGCTAAATCTTTTGCACCACGGTAGGCTGTTGGATCCATTTTTTCAAACTGTCCTATAAATGCAGTAATCATCTTTTCATTTGCTTCGTCTACTCCCTCCATAGCCGCTCTATATCTACTATCATTCAATGCATTGTCACGTTGTTTTTGAAGATCCTCTCTACTTGATCCGGTAGTTTTTGACAATAAATCTAATTCTTTAATGTATTGAATAGTTCCTTCTGTTAATTGTTTTTGATTCATGTTTCTACCACGACCCAAACGTAGTTCTTGTTCTAAGAAGGCCGCCATACTTTCACCCATAGCATCAGCATTTAATCCTAATAGTCTTAGCTCTTCCCCTGCCTCTCCTATTGATATATCATTCAATGCATCAGTAAATTTAGTAATACCTAATCCTACAGTACCTCCATATGCTGCCAACGTACCTGCATTTTCTTTTACTATTCGTTTAAATCCGTCAAGACTCATACCTGATTGTTCTAGTTGATTATTAAGTCCGGTCATTCCATTAGAAACTAATGCACCAACACTAGCTAATTCTTGAAATGTTTTGAGACTCCTATCTAACATTTCTAGTGCAAGTTTACTAACTTCTATTCCTGTTTTTATTACAGTTTCACTAATACTTCCTAAGGCTTGCCCAACAAATGGAATTAAACTAAATAAACCTTTACTAAGACCTGCCATAGCATTTCCAACAACATCTACTATTGGAACTAAAGATGAAAAACTAGTTTCACCTTTTGCCAAACCAGTAGCTACTCCCCATGAGGCTTTACCAATATCTTCTGCAGATTTTTTCAAAGCGTCAGAAGATAAATTCTGTCTACGTTTTTCATTTTCAACCTCATAGGCAGCTTTTTTCCTTAAACCTTCTATTGTTTTTTTCTGAGCCGCATCAAGTTCTATGGTAGTTTTAGCAAGCTTACCATTCATATCAATAACATAACCTAATTGTTGTAATTGTTGTTTATATGCGTTTTCTTGTTTACTGGCAATTTTCTTTGATGCACCAAATTGTGTTTCTAATTCTTTACTCAGTTTTGCTTCTACTTGAATTCGGTGTTCTTCTATGGTCATCAGTTTACCGTTAATTCTGGTATAACCGGCAGATTGCTCAATTGATTTTCTTAGGTCCTTTTCTTCTTGTTCTGCTGTTTTTTCAGTAATGACAGACACTTTTTCCAATTGGCTAGCCACCTTGGCAAACCCTTCGTTCATTGCGGTCATTACTCGCATTAACTCATCAATATTAATATTATCCATGATTTTTTACCTACTAAATATTAATAGTATTTATGATTACAAAAAACACATATTTGGAGAAAAAAATGAACACTAACCCACTTAAACAGTATTTCCGTAGACCTGCAATCTATGTAAAATTGCCCAGCGGAGGTAACTATTATCCGGCAGGCGCCATTGATTTACCTGATAATAAGGAAATACCAGTATATCCAATGACTGCTATTGACGAAATTACAAGCAAAACTCCGGACGCATTATTCAACGGAATTGCAATAACTGAAATTATTAAAAGTTGTGTTCCTAATATCAAAGATCCTTGGGCTATACCAGCAATAGATTTGGATGCCATACTAATATCTATACGTGCAGCCACTAACGGAAATATGCTAGATGTAGAATCTATATGCCCTGCGTGTAAAGAGGACTCATCATATAATATTAATATAGTAGGTCTACTTAGTACACTAAAACCAGAATATGATGATGTGATTAAACTCAATGAATTAATATTTAAATTTAATCCACTTTCCTATAAAAAAGTTAATGAAATAAATTTAATACAATTTGAAATTGAAAAAACAATCAAAAATATTGAAAACATTACTGATAATGAAGAACGACTACGTATTTCCGGAGAAACAATGAAAAAACTTCATGAATTAAGTATTATGTTAATTACTCAAACTATTGATTCTATATCCACACCATCAGAAATAGTTATTGAAAAAGAACATATTGATGATTTCTTAAGAAATTCAGATAAAAATGTATTTGAAACTTTAAAAAATACAGCAATTAAATTACGTGAAACTTCTCAACTTAAACCATTACATGTAAAATGTATTCATTGTCAACATGAATATGGACAAACTATTACACTTAATGTAACTGATTTTTTCGATTAAAGCTTCTACATCTTACCTCTGGAGATATTCAGAAGCTTATTGACAATATGGAATCAGAGACAATTTCAATTAAAGAAAATTCCATACGTATGGCTTGGAGTATGCGAGGTGGTGCTTCATATGAAGATATATTGAATATGTCTAGCGATGAACGAAAAGCCATATCAAAATTAATAGAAGATAACATAGAAACAACTAAGAAATCGGGCCTACCCTACTTCTAATTAAACCCGTAACTGTTCATTTATCATTACGGGTTATCTATGTAAAGATGAACTTCGTTCATCTAAGAACTCACTTCGTTCGTTCTTAGTTTTTACGGTTATTTATTTTCTTTTACTCTTAATTATATATGGACTATATTGCCGCTTTGAAGCCATGGTAGTGCTATTCAGCACTACCAATGGTTAAGGGTATTTGCCATGCCCGTCATCCTTTGTCATCTTTTCCCCGTCTAATCAGCTATTTGTTGCTACTAAACGCTACCGGTTGCTCTGTAAAGTTATGGGACTGTAGTGAAGCTATCAATGATCTTTCAATTGATTCTTCAGCAACGCACTTCTCACCCCGCAAAGATAAAGTAGGGGTGAGCTTGTTGAGGGTTCGCTTTGTCGATTGCCCTCTCGGTATTCCATAGTTATCACTAACTATGCTTACTCCAGATCCATCAGCGTTACCGCATCTTCAAGGAGGTCTGACAAACTCAGACAACGAATTTTTATTTGATTATGTTGTTGGGATATTAATAACAGTTTGATTTGACGTTGTGTCTGGTGTTGCTGAATAGCTTTTTAATAATGTACTGTTGTGTAGGAAAAAGTCATCAAATTCAACGATTAGCCAATCGCCAAACTTGCTTGACGAATAATAGACAAAATTGTCTGTTATCCATGTTGAGCCGCATTGCACGGCAACATAACGACCTTTTCTATTAAACTTCATAAACAATAAATTCACATCACCGGTATCGGCAACATCCATTAATTGTTCAATCCATGTATTTATTACTTTGCAGTCACCTGAAAGTAGTAAGTGAAAAGGAAAATCAGCATAAAACTTACATTCAATATTCATTTTACTGAAACTTTGACCGGGTACAATATCACCTTTGAAAGAACGTACTTGTCCCTCATGTAATATTGCTGTTCTATGCTGATTTTTACCACCAATGTAAGCTCCGGATCCGGGTGCTCTTATAAAGCTTTCGCCATATAGGTCAGAAAGAAACTTTGCAACTTCTCTCTCAAATCCCGATCCCTTAGCCTTCTGTGGTGATGTCATGTTAATACTTATCTGTCTCTGTGTCTCTTTGAAATTATTCTGTATCAACCGCAGTTGAATAACTAGTAAAGCCATTTTCTTTAATTACTTTAAGAACACTAGGCACACGCCCAGCTAATTCTTCACGGTGACTTACAAGCCAAATACTTTTCTGTCTGCGTCGGCTCATGTCTTTAAGAATAGCAATAGCATTCTCAACACCCATCGTGTCAAGACCACTATCAATCAATTCATCAATAAACAATGTATTGATAGGGCGATACAATGATTCCCATACATCTCTAAACGCAAAGCTTAAACCAAGAATCAATCTATTACGTTCACCCCTTGATAAGTTATCAAAGTCAAGTTCACGACCGAGCTCGGTAATCTCAACTTGTAAATCATTTTGAAATATAACCTGATGTGGTAAACCAATCTTATCTAAGTAATGTGTCAATCGTGAATTCAAGTAACTTAAGTTCTGGTCAATAATCTTCTTACGAACAAAACTATCTTTGCTAACTAACAAATCTAACAAGAATTTTTGATGATCCATTGTACGTGTTAACTTGTTAATTGCCTCAAAGTCAATTGATTGTAATGCGTTACTCTCCATCTCTACTACTTGTTCAGCGTATGGATCAGTCTCGGCACCTTTAGTGCCAATCTGAGTTAGTAAACTATTAACAGTAGAACGATGTTCAACTGCTTCTGCTTCTGTATCATAGTGTGTAATTGGTTGAGGCCCTAATTCAATATAACTTAACTCATTAAGTTGTTCACTAAATGGATTAGATTCTTGTTTCTTATCTTCCCAAACTTTCTTCAGATTTGATACATCACCACTATGTCGAATAGCTTCTGCTTCAGTCTTATATGATGGAGTAGGCTTAGGACCAATATCTTTTAATGATGATTGATTAGTCTCTAAATGATCTTCCATCATTGCTAAATCAGCTTTGGTATTTTCAAGTAAGGTAGTCTTTTCTAATGTAACTTCTAAATGCTTGTCATCATGGAAGTCTTGACCACACGCATAACATTTATGATCCTCTAATTCTTTAATTTCCCTAACCAATTTATCAATTAATTTTTTTTCTTTCGTGATATTTTTGGTTTGGGTATCAATTGCTGTAGCAATAGTCTTTTGGTCAGCTTCATCTACAAGCCACTCTTTTAAATCGGTCCATGATTTAAGTTCAGCTTCAATGTCATATTCATTTTTAAGAGAGTAAGCCTTATGTGCTATTGAAATATCTGTGTCATGTTTTTGTCGCCATGCAGTAGAACGTGCAACTAACGCATTGTATGCATCCTGTGCTTCTTTTTGCTTAATCCAAACATTCAAATCTTTATGTGCTAGTAGTTCTGCTTCAATATTAATCTTGCTTAATTCACCATAGTCGGCAACTAATTTAGCAAGATCCTCATCATGCTTTGCTTTCCATAACTTCTGTCTACGCTTCAAAGCTTCAATCTGTTCAGCTACACGTTTGTTAGCTTCTTCAATGCCCTTAACCCGATATTCTTCTTGTTGAATACTATCTTTACTATCACGGATCATATTCTTAATGACCTCAGCTTTTTCACTTAACAAAGTAATGCCAAGCAATTGCTCAATGATATCACGTTGGTCATTAGTTTTCAATGCCAAGAATGGTTCACTGTAAGTATTCAACACAACAATATGTTTGAACATATCGGCACTCATATGAATAACACTTTCAATAGCTACTTGTGTTTCTTTATTCTCACCCTGTGCATCATCAGTATTCTTTTGTAAATCGTTGTTTACATAAAAACGTAAGATGTTGGGCTTGCGACCTCGTTCAATCTTATATTCAATACCGTCGACACTAAACTCTAGTGTAACCATCATGTTTTTGCCATTAGTACGATTGACTAAGTTATCTTTACGAATGCTATTGATTGGTACACCAAACAAGGCATAGGATAGCCCCTGAATAAGGGTAGTTTTGCCTGTACCATTACGAGCACCGTCACCACCTAAGTCTAAGTTCTCACCTAGAATAAGTGTTAAGTCTTGTCGGTCAAAGCAAACTGCTTGAGTAACTTGTCCGATTGATAAAAAGTTTCGTAAGGTAATGTTCTTTAATGTAATCATATTTTGTATTTCCAATGAGACAAATCTTTTTTAGTAAAATCCTCAAGATATGAGATTTTATAATTTAGGTAAGATATTAAATTTTTAGATAATATTATTTTTGTAAGATGATCCGTTTTAAGAATTATTTTTTTACCAAGGTCATCATCATAGTGACTTTTTATTTCTAAAAAATCACAAACATCTCCTACAAATTGCCTTGGATTATTAATTATATCATCATAAAACATAATCTTTAAGTTGAATTTACTCCAATGAGTTAAAATTTTTTCGTAATTGGTTAGACATAATAAATTTTTATTGTATAGAGTAAAAAAATGTTCCGGGGAACTAAGATCCTTCATAGCAAAGTTATACCAAGACTCTAATAACTCATATGGATTACGAAAAATTAAACTTAAATGGGATGTTTTTTCTAAAATTTCTTTGTTTAAGTTGTCAAAAAACCAAGTGTCAAAATTTAAAGAAATATTATAATTTTCATAAAATTTTAGATACTCATCACTTGTATTAAATTTTTTCTCTTTGATACTATGATTGGTGTTTAATCTGTTATTATTATCAACAATACACTCTATTTTGTCATTGTTTGTTCTGGATGTAAAAAAATCTATGTCAGGGTGCGTTGATAATTGTAACCAAAGCCAAGTTGTTCCTGTTTTTGGAAGGCCGATATTACGATAATGTACTAACTTCATAGGTTATTATAAATGTCCAACAATAGTTTTTTGTCAAAAGTATTTGATTCAATTGAATTAATTTGGTCAATGACAATTTGGTCAACTGACTCAAACCGTAATCCATCTGAACCGGCTATCTCTGTTTGTTCTGCTTTCATTGGTATCAATGCCATTTCTCTTAGTTTATGTTCTGGTATTAATGTTTCTCTAATGAAGTTAGCTTCTTCATAACTAATATCAATATCAAGATGTACTCTAACATGACTGTCAATCAATAGCAAGCCCTCAGGGTTTTCTAGTACATCACTTAGTTTATATACACGATAGAGAGGTTGACGCGGCCAACTAAAGAATTGAGGGTCTTGTCCCCATTCTAGTACCATCATACCACGTGCGTCATCACCTGCGTCAGCATAGTTATGTGGAAAAGCATTACCAATATACCACACATTCTTTTTGCTTTGACGTTTATGGAAATGACCACTGAATACTTTATCAAACCCATTTAAATGTTCACTATTAAGTTCACCATGATCGGGCATCTCTATCATAGCATTCATATAGAAGTGAGGCAATTCAAAATGACCAAACATATATTTGCCACTTAGTTTTTTTAATTTCTTGTAATCATCTTGTACAAGCCAGGGCGCAATGACTACATCTCCTTGTTGGAAGAAGTCGTTGATGATTTTAACGTTTGGTAAATGTTTAGCCCACTCAACGCTATGAATGTCCCTGCGATCACGATAATAAAGATCGTGATTGCCTGGTATAAAATATACAGTATCAAAGTTAGCATTTAGTTTCTCCAGAGCCTGTAGCCCAAATTGTAGTGTATGAATGTTAATACTTGCTCTATGATGATTATAATCACCTAAGAAGAAACAAGTTTCACATCCCTCAGCTTTTGCTTTAGTAATGAACCAATCTACGAAATTGGCACAGTCTTGATTATGTTGTAAGCTGTTTGACTTCAATCCAAAATGAATATCGGTGAATACAGCGGCTTTTTTGAAAAGGTTACTCATGTGTTTATTATATAGGATATGGCACTACAAAGCAATGCCATTGGACAAATTATTCTTCGTAAACTGTACTACTTGACCCAGAACCTTGACGACTCCAACTTGGGTTAAGACCGTTAATCTCTAAGATATCGTCACGTATGTTTTGATTACGCTTCTCTGTATTCAATACACGACAGAAACTATTTGTTATAGCAGCCGTATAATAAGCGAATGGGTTTGCTGATTTAGCTTCATTGAATCGTAAACCAACATATGTTAGTTGAAGGATAGCACTATTACGCATCTCATCATTATATGTATACCCACGCCAATTATATTTCATTGCGTATTTTTCGCACATCATAATATACATACGGGCAAGTTTGTTTGTGATTTTGCCATGATCTTTGTTGAATGCACCAGTAGCTAGATCACCTTCCCAATGACTTTTGCCCACACAATAGAATGTATTATTTTCGTCAATTTTATAATGTTGGAATGGGGGAAAGTTTACTTTAACATGAACCATGTCATCTACTTCAGCTTTAGTTGTGTTATCTTCTAGGTCAGCAAAGATTTCATCTGGATTTGGTTCCTCAAACTCAAAAATATCTTTTGCTGTTTTCTTTTTAACTGTTTTGCGTGGCTGCTTTGGTGCGACTGGAACATGATCCCAGTTCATTACACGAAATATTAAATCGGTTAATGGTATAGAATCAGGGGAAACTGAATCTTTACTACCTTGTTCTAAACTAAGACGTAGTGCCCGTGTTTCTTTTGCTACTTGAATTGTTTCGGGTTTGAAAGCGTATGCTAGACTCTCGTCTAGTGGTGCTTGGGGCATGTCTACAATAAAATCATAACGATGATATTCTGGTTTAGTAAAACAACAATATGCGTTTTTACTTTCGTGTATCTCTTTTAGAATATCTTTATTATTGAGATAGTTGACGGGTTTGCGTGGCGCGGGTAGTAGAGACATAGTTTCCTTGTTATGTTTGATGTAGTGTAACACATTAGTTGTAGAAAAGCAACAATTTTTTAGAGAAAAGGGAAAAAGCAGTACTTTTATTTAGCTAAATACAGTAACAAGGATTGATCCGATGCCTATTGAAAATAACAGTAATTATAACTACCCTATCACTGTAGCAGGCCCTACCGCTTTTACGGCAACTGCCACGTCAGACACGGCTGCAGGCGCAGAAGAAACGGCAAGAAAGCAAGCTTTTATTAAAGCTACTTCTACGTATGGAGTAGGTACTACTCAAATAGTAGGTCAAGAGGAAGTTAAAGTTAGATTAAATAATGATCCTGAGACTTATGGTAGTGGGGTGCCAACAACCTATACCGCAACATATACTATTCAAGCAGAACAAATAGCCCCGGCAAAAACTCCTGACCCTGTACCAGTAGCTACCCCACCAGAGACCCAAGTAACAACTACACCTCCCTTTACACCACCGCCAATAGATAATCAAACAGTAGTTCCAGTAGTAGCTCCTGACCCTCCGCCTAATTTTGCACCAGTAGTTGCACCAGCTACAATTCCAGACAATCCGGGACTTGATGACGGGCCCCAAATACCAAACCCTGTTAAATTGGTATCACAAGAAATACCTATTGGTAATCAAACAACTGATGTAATTACACCTCCTTCAGCAAATCAACCTTCTAATTTACAAATTGCTAGTGTTGTTGCTGTTCAAGGACTTCAGGCTAATAAGAATCCAGCAGTTTCTGAACAATCAAGACAAGATGCAGTAAATAAAAAAACAACAGATGATTGGCGAGTAAGATTAAGTTTAGCACCAAACACAAACTACTTATATAATGCAACTCCTGCAGGTATATTAGAGCCATTACAAAATACGGATGGTGTTGTTTTTCCTTATGTACCACAAATACAAGTTTCATACGCTGCCAATTATGAAACGTCAGATATTGTACATACTAATTATAAAATGATTCAATATAAAAATAGTGCAGTAGATCAAATAACCATAACCGGCGATTTTACCGCCCAAGATGCATTTGAAGCAAATTACTTATTAGCAGTAATACATTTCTTTAGATCGGTTACTAAAATGTTTTATGGTAAAGACCAGGTTCCCAAACCAGGCACGCCCCCACCGTTATGTTATTTGCATGGGTTAGGAGATTTTCAATTTAATTATCATCCATTAGTTATTAGTTCATTTAATTATAGCTTGCCGAACGATGTGGACTATATACGTGCAAGCAGTCCTACATTGGCACCCGGAGCTGACTCAACTGCATATAATCTTAAGGGTGGACCACAATCAGCGGGAAACATTAGGATGAAACAAGGAGAAAAACCATTGAATACGGGTGCAACAGTATCACCGGCTAACTTTCCAAATAAAGCAACAAACACACAACCAACATATGTACCTACTAAAATGAGCATCTCAATAACAGCCTTCCCGATAGTAACTAGAAATAATATTAGTAATACTTTTAGTTTAGAAAAATATGCAACTGGCGCATTATTAGAGGGTAATAAACTTAAGGGCGGGGGAATTTGGTAATGGCAAATAACACATCATATCCAGCAACAAGTCCATATTATTCAACTGACATAGTTAATAGTAAGTTTTTAGATGTAATGATAGATAGACCTATCGTTAAAGACCAATCAGATATATATTGGGAGATTACATTAGTATATGAATATCGTCCTGATTTATTAGCATTTGACTTATATGCTGATAGTAGATTGTGGTGGGTATTTGCTAGCAGAAATCCAAATAGATTAAAAGATCCAATGTTTGATTTTGTCACAGGTTTGGGAATTTACTTGCCTAAAGCAGAGATGTTAACACAAATATTGGGACTATAAATGTATTCTATTAATATACAAGCCAATACCGGACTTTGGATAGTAATTGATGATACTACCGGTAAAACTATTAGTAGAGGAGCCGACCCGTTAATAGCCATTAATCTTGCTATTGAAAAGGGCATGCCAAGCACCTTTAAGGAGCCATTATTATCTCAAGCTGAGATAATAGAGAAAAAAAAGAAAGAAGAATTAGACGCTAGACTTGCTGCCGACGAAGCCGAACGAAACGCACGTGAAGCATCAAACAATAATCCAACCAATCTTAAGGGCTCCGCTGACAGTGATAGCGGTAGTGAAGCTAAAAATACTCAAGCTAAAAACAATCCTCCTAATGCTAGCGGTGTGTATAATGAAAATAGTAATGAAATGGAAGTGCAAGCTAAAAATTATGCGGGTTCTACTCAAGCAGGATCAGCTAATGTTGCAACAAAAAGACCAGGGTACACAACAGGTGACCTCCCTGGATTAAGAATACAAAATCCATTATCAAATCTATCTAGTTATACATATCAGACAACATTATATATGATAACACCTGATGCTTATACTGCCTTTATTGAATCGGGTAGAACTAATATTGATGCAATTAAAAAAGCAGTAACCACGTCGGCTGCTGCCGCAGTAAAAGCTAGTGAATCAGGCGCATATATTGTTGCACAAAGTGGTGGAATAGGACCCACACAACAAAGAATACCAGGGGCCGAATTTGACTTTTATATAGATGAGTTAAAAATTTATAATTACCTACAAGGTTCGGCTACTACTACATCATCTAATGATTATAAGATAACTTTTAATATATATGAACCGCAAGGATTTTCATTAATAACAAAATTAACTAATGCATCAGATCACTTAAGATCCGTTAGTAAAGTAAAAAACTTTAATAAACAATCTAATCCAACTAGACACTTTTTTATTCTAGGTTTACGTTTTCAAGGGTACGACGAAGCCGGACAAGTTCTAACAAAAAAAACATTCCCTCAGGATAATTTTAATTCAGATTCAGGTGGAGTGTTTGAAAGATTTTTTGACATTGAAATTAGAAGTTTTAAATTTAAACTTGACGGAAAAGTAACAGTTTATAATATTGAATCAGTAGTTATTGGTCCGGGTACAGCTATGGGCGTTAAACGAGGTAGAATAGATAGTGGAGCAACAGTTCAAGGAGAGACCGTAGATCAAGCATTGCAAGGAAAGGACGGATTATTAACAAAATTAAACAAACAATTAAAAGAACGGGCAGATGCAGATCCAAACAAAGTAAGTGTACCATCAGAATATAAATTAGTTTACTTGGGCCCTGGTACAAAAGAATTAATAGGTGACTCACCAATTGTTAATATAACCAATTTGGTTAAAAATACATGGCCAATGGGTGAGGGAATACAAGATATTAGAGGTGTGAATGAAAATGCCTCAGTTAGATTACTTCCTAATAGTAATCAACGTAGTATTACATGGAAAAATGGAGTAAGCATAATGCAAGCAGTACAAGATATTATCACCCAAAGTGATTATATGCTTGACGCATTAACTGCAATTATACCTAATCAAGAAGAACCAAATCCAAAACCAAACAGTGAAAGCAAAAAGAGAGGTACCAAAACACCCGGTATATTTAGATGGTATAATCTAAGTGCAGAAGTAAAGGTTAAAGAGTTTGATACTTCAATTAAAGATTTTGCATATGAAATTACATATATCATTCAACCATATGATACTCCTTATGTAAGAAGTAAACATTTAACCGCCACTAAAGAATATTATGGAGCACATAAACGATATGATTATTGGTATACTGGAAAAAACTCGGAAATATTATCATATGAACAAACTATGAATAACGCATTTTTCAATGCTACTTTAAATCCCGGAACCGCAACTGGTAACGATGATGTTCCTAGTAGTCCGGGAAAATTTACTAATGAAACTAAAACTACACAGTTGAATGTGAGTAAACAAGCACAAAATTCTGTATTAGCTAGTTTATTTAGTGTAGCTGATTATGCTCAAGTTAAGCTTACTATTATGGGCGATCCGGATTATTTAATGACCGAGTCATCTGGTAGTCCTAATGCAGTATATCGTCAATTTTATGGTCAAGATTTTACTATTAATCCAAACGGTGGTCAAGTTTTTATTGAGATTGATTTTAAAGAAGCAGAAGATTATGGTACAAATGGGTTGTTAACGGTCAACCAATCCGTATTGTTTTGGAATTATCCCAAACAAATAAAAGATATTGTTAAAGGTATTAGCTATGTTGTAGTACAAGTACAGCATAGTTTCAGTAAAGGTAAATTTACACAAGAATTAACATGTAGAATTAATCCGTTTAATAATTACAACGATCCAGAACTATATCGTTCTGCTGCATCAGATCCTAATACTAATATTGGTTCCGAAGTAGAAGCAGGCGTACGTACCTCAGAAACACAAGGCGGCGGAGTTGATAAAACACAAACTGCAGGTAATACTGGACTTAAAGGAGATCCGATAGTACAACCGGTAAATCCTGAATTAGGAAATCAAGGCGGTACTTCTAATCAACCGTCCGTTCTAGCCAGCTCACCTAATGATGATAGAGACCCGCCACCAGCTGTTGTTATAGCAAGTCAAGGAAGAGAGCCACCTGAATCATCTGGAAATGGAGCTTAACTTAAAGAAATATTATGGAATACGATGGATTTAAACCCCGTGGGGAAACAAAAGCAAATAAAGCTGATGCCGGTGGTGCAGCATTACGTAACCTACCATTATTTGGTATTGTAAAAAACAACATTGACCCTATTCGTTCAGGTAGATTGCAAGTTTACATTAGTGATTTAGGCGGACCTAATCCTGATGATAGTACAAGTTGGTCTACTGTAAGTTATATGAGTCCATTTTATGGTTTTACTACTCCATCAGGAGCCGACACCGGGTACGGAGAATATATAAAAAATCCGCACAGTTATGGTGTATGGAATAGCCCACCTGATCTTGGCACAACTGTTATTTGTGTATTCATTAACGGAGATCCTAATTATGGTTTTTGGATTGGATGTGTACCAGAACCAGATGCATTGCAAATGGTTCCTGCAATTGGTGGTACTGACAATATTGTTGCAAATGCAGGAGAGGCAAAGGGATTAGGTGGCGCCGTCAGATTACCTGTAACTAATATTAACACAAATAATCCGGGTATTGCCAACACCGGAAAGTTTTTAACTGATGCTAAACCTGTACATAGTTATGTTGCTAGTATATTAGCACAGCAAGGATTAATCAGAGATCCTATTAGAGGTGTTATTGGTTCTAGTGCCCAACGTGAAAGCCCAAGCCGAGTTGGTTGGGGAGTAAGCACACCAGGACGTCCTATATATGAAGGTGGTTTTACTGATGAAACAATTGCTAAGGCTGCAACAAGTGGTAAATCAACTGGATTAAAAGTTGTTGCCCGCAGAGGTGGTCATACATTAGTAATGGATGATGGAGATATATTAGGTCGTGACCAATTGGTAAGACTACGTAGTAGTTTAGGACATCAAATATTAATGAGTGATGATGGCCAATGTTTACACATTATTCATGCTAACGGACAAAGTTGGATTGAGTTAGGTAAAGAAGGCACAATTGATATGTATTCTACCAATTCAGTTAATGTAAGAACACAGGGTGATTTGAATTTACATGCTGATAATAATATTAATATCAATGCAGGTAAAGCATTAAACATAAGTGCTGATACGATTGCAATTAGCAGTGAAAAAGAAACTACACAAAAAGTTGGAACAGATTTTAGCTTATATGCTTCAGGACAATACACTACTAAAGTAGATGGTAAGATGAGTTTTGCTAGCGCAGCCGACTCATCTTTTTATAGTGACGCAATAACATATTTTAATGGTAGCAAGATTAATTTGAACACAGGCACATCAAGTTTAGTACCACAAGAAGTTAAACCATTACCAATAACAGCGCATACTGACACATTAAATGATGCGACTAAAGGATGGGCAGCTGCACCGGGCAAGTTATTAAGTATTGTGAGTAGAGCACCTGCACATGCACCATGGGCTAGCGCAAATCAAGGTGTAGATGTTAAAGTTAATAACAATGCAAGTGCCGCATTACCGGCAGCACCATTGCCAGCAGTAGCGGCCGCAAATGCAAGTGCAGGCGAAGTGGGAGTAACCGCACCTGTAACAGTAGCGGTTGCTTCTACTGTACCACCATCAGCGGCAATTAGCGCGGCATTAGATAAAAATACAACTGGTACAATGGTTGCTCAATTATCTACGTTAGCCGCTACTGGACCGGCAGCTGCCGCAGTTAAATTGGGTGCGGCTGTAGTAGAAACAGCAACTGGTCCAGTAGCGGCAATTGGTGCTATGGCACAAAGTCCTGCGCAAATGGAAGCATGTGGTGTTATTAAACCAGGTTCAGCTGCATTAGTTAATTGTTTAGTAGAGGGTGGTAAAACGGTACAACAAGCATTAACCCCAAATTTATTTACAGGCAAAGACGGTGCATCAAACTTAACTAGCTATGTAAATAATCCAGTAGCACAAGTTGCCGGAGCAGTGGCTACATTGTCACAAGCGCAATCAGCATTAACAACAGCCGGTTTAATTACTGGTAAAGAATCAGGCTCATCAATTGCAGGTTTAGTAATGTCAGCGGCAACAACTGGAGTAACTAATACGGTAAACTTTGTTAAAAATGCCGCTACACAAGCACTTGGTGTAGTAACTGGAGTAGTAGGAACCGCTACTAAGGCAGTAAATAGTTTGTTGGGCGGCCCCGGTAATTTAATAGCAGGTGGTAATTTTGCGGGCGCATTAGCAACTAAAGTTACTGGTGCACTAGGTGGCATATCAGCCTCATTAGACGGATTGAAAAAGACTGCATTGGCAGGACTTAAAGGAATAACAGGTTTACTAGATAACGCAAAAGGGGTAGCGGCTGCAGCCTTTGGGGCAATTACTGCTTCTTTACCAACACTAAAAGCCGGAGTTCCTCAAAACATCAAAGACATAACAGAAAAAGCAATTGCTGTAGCTCAAGCTCCGGTACCGGTACCGGGCACCAATTCATTGACAGGAGCATTAAATTCTATAACAGGAGCGGTAAAAGGAGCACTAGCAGGAGCCAATCCATTAGCAGGAGCATTGAAGGATGTGACTGGTGCCAACCCGTTGTCAGGCGCATTAAGTTCTGTAACTAATGTTGTAACCGGGGCAGTATCAACTGTAACCGGGGCAGTATCAACTGTAACCGGAGCATTGGGTACGGTGGATACAACACTTAGTACAGCCACCGGATTAATTAAAACATCATTGGGCGGAACTACAAACTTGTCTACTGGTTTAGATTTATTGCCCGGTGGAGGTGGAGGTTCGTCATTAGTTAATAATGCCGTCGGTGCTGTCAATAGTATACCGGGGGTAGCAGCCGTTAACGGTTTAATTGGTCAAGCAAAATCAATTACAGATGGGATATCTAGTTTAACCTCAGTTAATCCGTTGGCATCTTCAGGTGCATTAAATGCGATTAAAGGAGCAGCCGGGGCATTGACAAAAGGTTTAGATGATTTAAAGAGTGGTAAACTATCATTAGCAACATTGGCGTCTGCTGGATTGCCGGCGGGAGCAGCCGCACAATTAAATGCCGCTATGAGTTCAATGAGTTCAGGTGGCGCCGTCCCAATTAAATTACCTACAATAGCTATTAATACAAATGATAGAAGTGAATTAACGCAATCAATAACAGCATTATTGGGCAGTGTAAAAATACCAATGCCAAACTTTGAAGGAAACCCGGCTACATTGGGGAAAACAATGTCTGAAGCTGATATTGCAGAATACGACAAGGCAACGGCAGAACTTAATAACCTTAGTGATAAACGATTTGATTTAATCAAAGACCTAAGGAACGCTCAAGGTGCTCTTAGAAAAGCTAAAGAAGAATTACCGGCCGGTGATCCTGGAATTGCAAGTGCAGAGGCAGCATATAATACTGCTAAAGAAAATATAACTAATTTAGATAAACAACGTGAAGAATTGAAGAAAAGAGTATTTGAGGTTACTACGGGTGATAAGCCCATGACAGCATAACATAAATACAGTAGAGGATAAGAATATGCCATCATACATTGGGTTCAGTACAATTAACGCTAACAAGCCACGATCTACTAATTTGCCGGCCGGTCTTGCAGGTGGAGTAGGTTCTATGGTACAACCAGTTATACCTGGAAAAAAATACAGATTAGTAGACGAATCACTTGTAATACAAGATTTTATTAACTCATTAAATATTCAACAGGGACAAAAAGTAGGCAATCCTGGTTATGGTACTACTCTTTGGAGTTTTGTATTTGAGCCAAATACGTTTGATGTACAACAACAATTAGAAACTGAAATTAGACGAGTTGCTAATCAAGATCCGAGACTAATACTTAATACTGTTAGTGCATTCCCGCAAGAAAACGGTATATTAATTGAGGTAGAAATGGCTGTTACACCATTTAATAACGCACAAACACTTAGTGTTTTCTTTAATAATAGTACAAATACAGCAGTAATTCAATAATCTTCCAAAAGTGATGTTTTCATTTAAGATAAATACTTAAAAGAGAATACCACTATGGCAACTAGTTCACGACAATCAGCATTATTCGGCGTCAATGATTGGAAGGCAATTTATCAAACCTTCCGTGAAGCCGATTTCCGTTCATATGATTATGAAACATTACGTAAAAGTTTCATTGATTATCTACGTGTTTACTATCCAGAAACTTATAACGATTATATTGAATCAAGTGAATTCATAGCACTAATGGACGTTATGGCGTTTATGGGTCAAGGTTTAGCTTTCCGTAGCGACTTAAACGCACGTGAAAACTTTATTGACACAGCAGAACGTAGAGATAGTGTTATTAAATTAGCAAATTTAGTTAGCTATACTGCTAAACGTAGTTTAGCTGGTCAAGGATATATTAAAGTAGTAAGTATTCAAACAAGTGAAAACATTACGGATCTTAATGGATTCAATTTAAGCAATCAAACAGTATTATGGAATGACCCTGCGAATGTCAATTGGTTAGAACAATTCAACACAATTATTAATGCCACATTGATTAGTACACAACGTATTGGTCGTCCGGGTAATACAGCACAACTATCAGGTATTAAAACTGAAGAATATACTATAAATATTCCTCAGGGTAATTTACCAATTATTCCATTCACTGCGGTAGTAGATAACCAAGCAATGAATTTTGAATTAGTTAGTTCAACTACATTAAATGAAGATTATGTATATGAGATACCCCCTGCGCCTAGCGGTAAAATGAATATGGCTTATCGTAATGATAAATTAGGTTATGGTAGTCCAAATACAGGTTTCTTCTTTTATTTTAAACAAGGTAATTTACAGAATTTTGATTTTAATTTAGCACAGCAAATATCTAATCAAGTAGTTGATATTGCTAATATTCAGGGAGTTAATAACACAGATACTTGGTTATATCAATTAAGTACAGATAATAATTCTACAATCAATAGAACATTATGGAATCAAGTAGAGAATGTATATGCAGATGCCTATTTACAAACAGAAAATAGTGTTCGCAGAATCTTTTCAGTGGCTTCCAGATTTAACGATCAGGTTAGTTATACTTTTGGTGATGGAGTATTTTCCGAGATTCCAGTTGGAACATTTAGAGCATATGTACGTGCGGGTAATGCATTGACATATACTATTAATCCAACTGAGATGCAAAATCTATCAGTTGCAATAAGTTATATTAGTAGGGTAGGACGAACAGAAACACTTACATTAGGATTAGAATTACAGACACCAGTGTCAAACGCACAGGCTAGAGAATCATTAGCAAATATTAAACAACGTGCCCCTGCCCGCTACTACACACAGAATAGAATGGTTAATGGTGAAGATTACAACAATTTCCCATATACATTATACAGTTCTATTATTAAAAGCAAAGCTATTAACCGTAGTTCTGTTGGTGTATCAAAAAACTTAGACCTGTTAGATCCAACCGGAAAATACTCCAGCACTAATTCATTTGCCTCAGATGGTGGAATGTATCAAGATGATACTGACGGTAATGAATTATTAACTATCAATTCATCTGGTGATATCATCACATTCTTAACAGATACATTAGGTGCACTCTTAGCAGATAATCGTGCTAGACAATATTATATACAAGATTATACGAGATACAATGTTAATGCGGCTTCCGGTGACGGTACAGTATATTGGCAAGAACAAACAGTTAATGCTAGTAGTTTAACTGGTTATTTCTTTACCATTAATGGTAGCGATAATACTCCTATAGCAGTAGGAACATATTCTACCTATAATATGAAATATACTACTAAAGGTGCAATGATGAAATTCACTGCGCCGGCAGGATATTATTTTAGCGACACAAATCGTTTAATAGCTGGTATTGCTAGCCCATCAGATAAAACATATATATGGACTACTGTATTAAATGTAGTAGGTGACGGATACAATAATGGTGAAGGCGCATTTAGTAATGGATTAGGTCCAATTACATTAAATGGATATGTACCACAAGGTGCAATAGTAACTACTATATTGCCCGCATTTGATAATTCATTGCCTAATATAGTAATACAAGAATGTATTGTTAGAATGGAACTTAATCAAAGTTTTAGTTTAATATTTGATAACAGTTTAACTATTGCTCAAGATCGTTGGAGTATTGGCACATATAATGCTAGTAATTATTTTGTAAACTTTTTAAGTTTAGGTAATAACCGTTATAGTATAACATATCGTTCATTAGCATATTATTTTGGTAGTGTAGCTGATACCCGTTTCACATTTGAAGCTGGTAAATTAGTATATGATCCTTTTAGTGGAAAAATATTACAAGACTTTGTTAAAGTATTAGCAACCAATACACAACCTAGTAGTAATTATCCATTAGCAACACCTATAACAGCAAGTATTATTGGTCAAACAGTTGAAAGTGACGGCTATGTAAATGATTTTGAAGTTGAAGTAGCAAGTATAGATGTTAATGATAGAACTATTGTAAGTAATCCAGATTTCTTTACAGAAGTAACAGGTTATGTTAATGGTAATACTAATATAGGAATTTACACATTCTTTGTATTATTACAAGATGCGGTAAATCTTTCACGTTACCAATTAATACCATCAACCGATGTAGTGTATATCTATTCAACCAAAACACAAATTGAAATAGTTAAGTACGAGTACCCAGAAGGTCAATTGTTCTATGCATTTACCGATAATTTATTTTATACAACGATTCAAGATCAAACAGTTAACACACCATTTTATGTTGTAACTGAACAACCACAATATATTATGAAACCAGGACGTCAAGGATTACAATTCCAATATCGTCATAATAGTAATAACACAACACGTATTGATCCAGCAACTACAAACATTATTGATTTGTATGTTGTAACTCAGGCTTATTATACAGAGTATCAAAACTGGTTACAAGATATTACTAATACTGTACCAATACCAGACAAACCAACAATTAATGAATTAACACAGGCTTATGGATCATTAAATGATTATAAGATGTTAAGTGATAGTATTATTTTAAATAGTGTAATATTTTTACCATTGTTTGGATCTAAAGCACCCGCGCAACTAAGAGCAACAGTTAAAGTTATTAGAGCAAGTAATACAAATGCAAGTGATAGTGAAATACGTAGTGCAGTTTTAACTGCCATGAACACATATTTTAATATTAACAATTGGAATTTTGGAGACACTTTTTACTTCAGTGAATTGAGTGCGTATTTACATGCTGAAGTAGGAGATTTGATTAGTTCTGCGGTACTAGTTCCAAATGATCCTACAATGAGTTTTGGTGATTTATACGAAATTAAATCAGCTCCGTATGAAATATTTGCTAATGGAGCAACAGCAAATGATGTTCTTGTGATTGCAGCACTTACACCAGCACAGTTACAAATAAGATAAGTAATATATAACCATAGAGAGAAATAATGGCAACAAGAATTAGAACATTAAATTTTCTACCTGAAATATTTAAAACAACTACTAATAGTCAATTTTTAAATGCAACGCTGGATCAAATAGTAGACCAACCAAATACTAAAAGAATTCAGGGTTATATAGGTAGTAGATTTGGGTATGGCGTTAATGCTAAAAATTATTACGTAACAGAACCTACAAAAATTAGAACAGATTATCAACTTGATCCCGGTGTAGTATTTCTAAAAAAAGACACAAGTACTGCTCAAGATTTTATCAGCTATCCAGGTATAATTGATGGGTTAGAGTTAGAAGGTGCATTGATTGGTGACAATAACAGATTGTTTACTAGTGAATTTTATTCATGGGATAGTTTTGCTGGTCTAGATAAAATTATTAACTTTAATCAATACTACTGGATTCCTGAAGGACCTGAAGCTGTCACCGTTAGTACAGAAACAGTTTATAATGCTACTGATTATATTATTACAAGTACTGCTAACGGATATTTAGTAACCGCTACTGGACAATCACAGGGCTCTACTAACCCTGCACTTACATTATTGCGTGGTGGTACATATACTTTTAATGTTAATCAAGCTAGTGAATTTTGGATCCAAGGTATGCCAGGCATTACTGGATATGATCCAAATCAACCTAACGTACAGACCCGTGATGTATTTGGGGTCAGTAATAACGGTGCAGAAGTTGGTGTAGTAACATTTACGGTTCCTTTTAAAACAGCACAAGATGAATATCAATTTCCTGGAAATAACCGCGTTGATTTAGTAACTACCTTATTGTATGCTGAGTTAGACGGCGTGTTACTTAGTAGTTTAACAAATGGAATAGATGGTATTACCTCACTTGATGGCCTTACTTTGATGTTCTATAATAACGAAAATGAAACTACATTTTATACAATTACATATACAGGTAGCACAACAGATCCTACAATAACATTAGTTGTTGGAGACACTATTCCTATTGAAGAAAACATTACAGCAAATTTTGGTACAGAATATATTGGTAGACCATTTTATAGAACTACCGGCAGTGTTATTACTTTAATTCCTTATTTAAGTTCATTATTAGATACATTATATTACCAAGACGGTACCTCAAGTAATAAAGTGGGTCAAATTAGATTAATATCTAGTAACACAACTAATAGAATTGATGTGCTTACTGATATTATAGGTCAAGCAAACTATACATCTCCGAATGGTGTAGTGTTTACTAATGGATTAAAAGTAATATTCTCTGGCGAAATATATCCTGCTAGCTATGAGAATATTAGATATTATGTTGAAGGTGTAGGTACAGCAATACAATTGATTCCAGTAACTGATTTTGTAGCGCCGGAACCATTCACTCAAGGTACATACATACCTTTTGACACGACACCATATGACATTGGAAATTTTGATGTTAATTTATATATTCCTGTATTACAAGATTATATTACTATTGCTAGAAATAGTATTGATAAGAACCCTTGGTCAAGAAGTAATAGATGGTTTCATATTGATGTAATTAACGCTACTGCTACTTATAATAATAATCCGGCGTTAGCCACAATATATGCTACTTCAGCAAATAAAGCCAATCGTCCAATTATTGAATTTTACCCTAATCTGCGTTTGTTTGATTCGGGCGTTGTGGGCAAACCCCCAATTGACTTCATTGACTTTAGAACAACAGATGCGTTTAATAGTACAACCGGTGTTGCTGGACAAGAAAATTATTATCCTGATGTAGAAGTTTATACCGGTTATAATGCTACTATCGCTACGGTTTCGGTAACACCGGTCAGTGTTACATCTTTTATAGTAGGACAATCTTATAAGATAAGCACGTTGGGTAATACTAATTGGAATACCGTTGCCGGTACTACTGGTGTAACATATAGTCTTAATAATATTGTTATATGTGCAGTAGTCGGATCAGGTACTGGAGCAGGCATAAAAATGTCTACTAATATTCAAATTAATTCAGAATATGTAACCGGCGCATTTCAAGTTGATCAATATATAAATGATAGCACTAATTTGTTACCAAGAAATAGTCAAATTACTTCTATAACCGGCACCACAACATTTATATTAACAGTAGCTTGGCCTGAATCACAGGCTGTATCTGCTGGCAGCAATGCGTCATTGATAGCTAATGACATACAAAACGATAGTTATTCTGTATTTGACGGAGCACGTATTGTATTTGCAGCCGATGCTAATTTAAATGTCAGAAATAAAATATATGTAGTTAGATTTTCTACATTAGTATTTGGTGATACACCGGTAATTACATTAACAGAAGCTGAAGATGGGCTTGTCTTAGCAGATGAACAAACATTTACATTTAGAGGCTATAATTATCAAGGTATGGATTTTTACTTTGACGGTGCTAATTGGCAAGAAAGTCAACAAAAAACAACAGTAAATCAACCACCGTTATTTGATGTATTAGATAATAATGGAATTAGTTTTGGTGATCCTGAGTTGTATGTTGGTACTTCATTTGCTGGTAATAAATTATTTGCGTATAGAATTGGTTCAGGAATAGATGATCCTGTATTGGGATTCCCATTAACATATAGCTCAGTTGATAATCTTGGTGATATTAGTTTTGACGTATCATTAAACTCAGCCTCATTTAACTATGTAAGTGGAACTATTCCCATTACACAAAAAGTTAATACTGGATATGTTTATAATTATAGTGATTTGACAACCTCAGTAAGACAATTGGGTTGGCAAACTGCAATTGGCCCTAGTGTACAATATCAAATATTTGAATTTAATTATTATGCCGGCATCCCAACTTCCACATTCACATGTGACATTGCTAAACTAGCTGACACAGATAGTGCGTGGCCTACTATACAATTATTTGTAAATAATAAAATACAATATTCAAGTGACTACACAGTAGTAACAACTGATACACAAACAATAGTAACCTTTACCGTGCCTGACCCACTAGTAGACACCGTAATTGAAATATTATTATTAAGTGATCAGGTAAGTGAAACAGCTTATTATGGTATACCTATTAACTTGAATAATAATCCACTAAATGAAGATATTACTACAGTTAATGTGGGTGATATACGTGGTCAATATCAAAGTAGTTTCTACAATAATCCAAACACCACCGGCGATGTATTTGGTTCAAACAATTACCGTGATTTAGGTAATATGGTACCATATGGTAATAGAATTATTCAAAATAGCGCAAGTTTAGTATTGCCAGGTGCATTCTTGCGTAAACAAAATCATAATCTATTCAATGCGTTAATGTATAATAGCAGAGAATATATTACATTTAAAACATTATTAGTTGATACTATTAATACAACTGATTTTACAGAACGTTTATCTCCGTCGACCATGTTAGACAACGCATTGGATACAATTACTAAAGCAAAAACAGATAGTAATAGTTTCTTTTGGAGTGATATGTTGCCATCGAAAGCGGCATATATTACTAATACATATAGTTTTGCAAATGCATTAGATGTAAGTATATATCCATTAAGTAAAATATATAATTTTGCCACAGCTAACTATAACGGAGTATTAGTTTATATAACCAATACATCAGGAATTATAACACAATTAATAAGTGGAGTTGATTACACAATCAGTATTGATAGCCCATCATTAACAGTAACATTAGATTTAGCACCGGGTGATCAAATTACAATTAAAGAATATAATCAAACATATGGTAGTTATGTTCCAAATACTCCTACTAAATTAGGATTATATCCCTCAACTATTCCTACTGTTATATTAGACACAGCATTCTATCAACCTACATATTTTATTGTAGGTCACGATGGTTCATATAATAAATTATATGGTGACTACATTGACGGAGTATTAATTGATTTTAGAGATCAGGTATTACTTGAATTTGAAAAACGTATATATAATAATTTGAAATTAAGTAATGTTATTCCTATACAAGAATATGAAGTACTACCGGGCTTCTTTAGAGATACTGATTATAGTTATGATGAAATATTACAAATTTATACAACTAGTTTCTTAGATTGGGTTGGTCAAAATAGAATTAATTATAAAACTCAGTTTTATAGTGCTAATAACGAATTTACATACAATTATAATCAAAGTGGTAACAAGATAAACAGAGAAGTTATCCCACAAGGATATTGGAGAGGTATATATGAATACTTCTATGACACCAGTAATCCTGATACAATGCCATGGGAAATGCTTGGATTTACTGATAAGCCAACATGGTGGGAAACACGTTACGGTCCAGCGCCGTATACTAGTGATAACTTAGTATTATGGAATGATTTAGCAGAAGGTATTGATTGGAATAATGGTAATCCAGTTGTTATACCACAAGCAATTCGTCCTGAATTATTACAAATATTACCCGTAGATAGTCAAGGCAACTTAGTATCACCTTTTGTTTCTATTGTGGGTAACTACAGTAACACATCATTCAATCGTGACTGGATAGTAGGTGATGTGGGTCCGGCAGAATTCTCATATCGTAGAAGTAGTAGTTGGCCGTTTGACTTAATGCGTATACTAGCATTAACAAAACCAGCTGAATTTTTTAACTTAGGTGTTGATATTGACAACTACAAATACAATGAAGAATTTAATCAATATCTAGTTAATGACCGTAGTCATTTAGTTATAAGTGATGTAGAAATTTATGGTAATGGTGTTGCTAAAACAAGTTATATCAATTGGATTGTTGACTTTGAAAAACAAGTAGGAATTGATTCTACCACTAATATTACTGACCTCTTATTTAACATTGATGTTAGATTAGTATACAGACTTGCCGGCTTCAGTGATAAGAATTTATTAAAATTCTATGTTGAAAAATCAACCGCTAATAGTAACAACAGTAGTTTGTTGATACCTGATGAAAGCTATCAAGTATTGTTATATGATAATCAACCATTTGATAAAATTGTTTATAGTGGTGTGGTTATTCAATTAACAACTACTGGTTACAAAGTATATGGTAATAGTCAAACCAATGCGTATTTTACAATATTAGCACCAAAAATTAATGGCAATTATGAAAGAGTATCAGTTCAAGGATTGAGTGTACAATTAGCTAGAGATTATTATGACACACCTGAGGTAGTAGCATATGGTACTGAGTTCGTAACAGTACAACAAGTATCACAATTCCTAGATGGTTATGGAAGATATCTAGCAAGCCAGGGAGTATTATTTGAACAAATAGAATCTGGATTAACAGTTAGTTGGAGACAAATGGTAGCCGAATACTTGTATTGGGCACAATCTGGTTGGGAAGTAGGAAGTATTGTTAATATTAACCCAGCAGCCAATTTAATTTCTATCAACAAAGATAGTTATATTGTACAACCGTTAACACTACAAAGACAAAACTTTGTGTTAAATCAAAACTTGTATCCAATACAAAGTGTAGATTTAAGTATAGTTCGTGATGGAACATTATTTACAGCACAGCCGTTAAATCAGGGTGACACGGTTGCGTATGGACAATTTAGCATTAGTAATTTTGAACATGGTATTGTATTTGATAATGTTACATTATTTGATGATGTAATATATAACTTGATTACTGGTCTACGTCAAAATCGTATTACTGTTCGTGGTGCTAAAACTGCTGAATGGAATGGTACAATTGATGCACAAGGTTTTATTTTAAATCAAGATAATATACTTGACTGGAATAAAACAGTAAAATATACAACCGGTAGCATTGTTAAGTATAAAAACAAATATTGGATTGCACTTACTATTATTCAAGCAAAAGAAATATTTGAAGAACGTGAGTGGAAAGAAACAGATTATAACGAAATACAAAAGGGTTTATTACCTAATACTAGTACCCGTTCATATGAAAGCACAATATACTATGATGTAAATCGTGCTAACTTAGAGAATGATGCTGACTTATTAAGTTTTAGTTTGATTGGATATCGCCCTCGTGATTACTTGGCATTAGTTGATTTAACTGACATTACACAAATTAATGTTTATAAAAACTTTATTAAAAATAAAGGAACATTAAATGCGGTCAGTGCCTTTAAGGGTGCTAACCTGCCACAAGGTGGTATTGACTATGATGTATATGAAAATTGGGCTATTAAATCAGGAGAGTTTGGTGGTGTATTAAACAGTAACTTTATTGACTTTAAATTAAATCAAAATTTATTAACCGGCAATCCTAGTATAGTTGGATTAACTAATGGTATATCCACTAGTGGTGTACAACAAGAAGTACCGTTATACAGTTTGTATAATTATGCTCGCCCTGTAACTAGTACAGATGTATTACCATTATTACCAACTGATACTCCCTCTACATTGTTCCCTTATGCAGGATATGTTAATTTTAATGATGTACGTATTGCGGCATATTATTACTATAACTTGGCAAACAGTATATCTCCTCGAGGCGTAATAACACCCTTATCAGAATTATATGTAGGACAATATGTTTGGTTAGCTGATTATCAAGGCACTTGGCAAGTTATGACACCGGTAAGTTTGGGTGCTGTAATATTTGCAAAAAACAATTTAAATGGTACAGCAACACTAACATTTGTCAATCCACACGGACTAATAAAATATCAACCATTTGCTGTTGTTAATTTCAATGATAATTTGAATGGTTATTACATAGTTAATACTGTAATTGACCTTAATACAGTATTGGTTAATGTAACATTAGAACCGGCAATTACTACAGTAACTGGGCAGGGAATTGGATTTAAATTCCAATCACAACGTG